TACTTCACTTTTTGTTGCTTGATACATCTCACCAGCATATGTTGGTGTAGTCTCATCAAAGTCATTCCAGAAACCACGAGAGTTCAATGCAGCAGCACGAGCACGTCGTGATTCAATAAGTTCAGAGCGTGACCAAGTTGCAGTAGTAGCAGACTGGAATACCGTCTGTTGTCCTGCTTCACGGGCAGCAAGACTTGCTTCCTGCTCGGTTAAAGGAACTGCACCAACCTTACTTAAGAATCTTTCTTCTCTTTCAAGTGGCTTAAGTTTCTTTTGTTCAGCCTTAACATCCTTCTTGAGTTGTTTAATCTCGGCGTTAGCCTTCTTATTAAACTCTTCAATTCTCTTAATCTCATCTACGGTAATTTTACCACGATTAGATGGGACAGGTTGAATGGTATCTCTGATTTGCTTGATTTGATTTTCAACAAAGTCAATTCTACCAGTAACAGCATTCATTTGAGCGGTTAACTGTGGGTACTTGTTAGTTAAGTTGTTAAAAGCAGTGGTATCACCAATTGAAATCTTTGCAATCTCAGCGGATAGTTGAGTTCCACCCATCTTGTCTGCATCGATTAGTGCTTGTGCAAGTTTGTTTGGATTACTGCTCTGGCTAACAAAGCCATAACCCTCAACAGCAAGAACATCGCCAGTTTTAATCAAGTCAAATAGTGGTTTGATTGGGCTAGGTTTACCTGCTGCAACATCATCAATGTCTTGGATCTTAACTGTTAGCCTTTTTTGGTTAAGACCTTTGCTTGCGGTGGTAAGTGGTTGACTAAGTGCCTGTACTTTTGCAACCTTTGCTGCTTTACCAGCAAGAAGTAGTGGATCAAGCATGTTGAAACCAAAGTCACCAAAGCCGGACCAGAATTGTGCTGATCCCTGGCTAAACACTTCTTCTACTTCACTTGCATTAGCCCAGTTAATTTTGTCAGTTGCCTGTGTACCAGACCTTGCATCACCAATAAGGGCTACAAGTGCACGACCAGGAGAGATCTTACGTCGCCAAGCCTGTGCAGGATCATTATCGTAGTATGATTGTGAAGAAGCAACTGCATCTTTTTCAGCATATTGGAAAAGATCAACAATTGATTTATCTTTGTGCTGATTCCGGTAGTTGCTATTAGCAACCATTAACGCGGCAGTAAGTCTTGGTGCCATTTCGTCACGATATGGTTCAGCAGCCTTTTCTAAGACGCCAAATACTTTTTTACCAACACTTGTTTCAGCAATACTACCAATAAGATCAGCAGTATTTTGTTCAACGTTTGACTTTAAGTTTTCAAATAAACTATTTTCGCCGATTAGTGCCATTACTCGTCACCAATCTTGTAGCCATTGTTCATTACTAGAAGTTCTGTTAAGAAATTATCTCGATCTTCTTCTGTTTCCCAGTTGATAACTGAAAAGGGCATGACAACATCAGCGTTCTTTACACCAAACATATTGGTAAATGCTGCGACGTTGCGAGCCAAAATCATAAATTAAGCCTTAGATGCTTCTTGACGGACGTATGTTACAAAAGTTCTGAATGACTCTGGTGCTGAAGGATCAGCAGCCATTGTTTCTAACTGATCCATATACTTGGATACCATTGCAAAGCGTGGATTAATTGGAGGTGCTGGAGAATAACCAGGACCTACAGGTACACCATCGGTAACTGGCTGATCTGGATTCTTTGTCATGTCAAATAAAGATGTTAGTTTATTTGTTGCAGGTACACCAGGCTTCATTGTCGGAACATCGGTTCCTCTGGACATTGGTGCGCCAGCCATCTGCTCTTCAATCTTCTTGCGATCACCGTATGCTCCACCAGATGGAACCATATCAGTACGCTCAGATAGTTTACCTGGACCTGACACAGCCTTCTCTTGGCTTGTTGTCCGGTATGGACGCGCTCCACCTCTAGCCATGGTAACCTCTTTCAACTATCTGGATTTTTCCACCAGTATTAATATCAAACTTCTTAGCAATCTTAATTGCTTCCTCTATGCTAGCACCGTGTGCTAATGCGCCAAGGGCATATCCAGCACCTGAACCAATACCATAAGTGTTGGTATTAGTTACAAGAACAGAATAGTCTTGACAAATATAAAAAACTCTTTTATCGAAACCAACAAGGAAACAAAACTCTTCATCTTCCTTGAGAGTAATTCCCGCATTTTCATGTACCTTGCGTAGTTCCGGAATAAACTTAGACACCATAAACTTATAGTGTTCTGTTCCATCGTAGATTGGTGGTTCCCAACCAAATAAAACAACATCACAGCAACGGGATGATCCTGCGCCAGCCATGACGTACTCACCAACTTCGGTGATCTTTGTCATTCTTGGGTGCATGTATGCACGATCACCCTCAGTTACCTGAGCATCAGCAGCAAAGACAAAACCCTTGCTGTTTTGTACAGCAACGATTGTAGTCATTATCCACCGATCTGAGCAAGAATTGAGGCAACGTCAGTTGGAGGAGCCTGCTGTGGTTGAGCCTGTTGTGCAACTTCAGGTTGCGCTGGTGGCATCTCTGGTTGAGGTGGAGCAGGTACTGCACCTAGTGCTTCACTCATTGTAGGTGCTGGGGTCTGTTGAACTGGTTCAGGCGCAGGGAACGCCTGAGCAACAGCCTCTTCGATAGATAAGCCCTCGCGACGCTTTTTGATAGTCTGAGCAATCTTTGAAATAATAGCAGAAGGATCCTGTCCCTGTGATGCCATCTGCGGGATTGCTTGGGCTGTAGCAGCAAGAGATGCCGATAGTGAATCGCGCATCCGCTCTATATCAATGCGTTCCTGCTCACGCGAAACATTCATGTTCCATGGCAGTTCCTGCATGATAAAGTCTTTAGAAACTAGATTGGCTTGCAAAGCCTGTAGTGAGAAGATCAAAGCACGGGATGGATCAAGTCCAGCCATCAAGCCATAACGAACTTGAACTTCATACTGACCTGCGATATCCTTTTCAGGAGAGTATGCTAGTTCGTATGGAGCACCCTGGAATACACCATTCTGCTTTTTCTCGCCCGGGAATAACTTCTCATCCATCTCAAAGCAGAGTTTAACAACCTGCTCAAAGGCTTCAGCAAGGATCATTTGTCCAGCCTTGATCTGGCTATCAAAGCCACCAAGGAGTGCTTGAACACCAGAGCCAGTAATGATGCTTGCATCAATCTGACCTGAACGTCCTTCAGGATAACGTGAACCCATACGCATTTCTTGTTCAAGAACTTGCTGTTCCTGGAATGCTGCTGGTGGTAGTTCAAGTCCTACACGACGAACGCCTGCTGGGTTAGAGGTACGAAGTACCGCATCTGGACCAAATGTAAATTCTTGTAGGTCCTGTGGTACAACCATAGGAGCCTGTACAGACTTTTCTGCTGCTTCCATAGCAAGCAAAGAAAATCTAGCACGAGCGATTTGAACCCAAAGTACATCATCGAACTGTCCTCTCGGATCGTCTGGATCAATACCAGGACGGCGAGCAATTACGACGGAAACTTTTCCTAGTGGGTTTCTCGTGCTACGCAGCACAAGATTATCGCGCTGCGGGAGGAAGAGAACGATTTGGTCTGCGTCTTCATAACGCACCAACTCAAGTAACGTGCCAAGGTTTTCCATGTCACGTCCGAGTTTTCCAATTAAACGGGTCTCGTATTCAGGAAACTCGTTTACTAACTCTCCCAACGTTTTGTAATACTTCTTGGTGAATGAGATGCATCGCCCATAGCGGTCATATTCAGGGTAAACACCCATAGGGTTTTCTATGCGGATGCGCGGCATTCTAGCCTGGAAATCAGGCTCAACTACAATGGGCAAAAAGGCATAGGTATTATACCAGTCTGCACCAGTGTACATCTGTGTTTGCAATCTAGAGAACTGAATGTAGTTGTTGGCAATCAAGGATCGATTGTCAGCAGCCTTCTTGGACTTCTCTGACTTGCTATTAATAGACGAGCAGTTAACTGAGGGTAGCGGTGCTAGAACCTCTGCAATGTCACGTGCTGCAACATCCACAAAGTTTGCAATCATAGGCTTGGATAAGCCTTCAGGGAACATGTCTGGGTAGACTGCTTCCATGTTACCACGGCGTACTTCGGTAATGTCTCGCATACGTGAATCGCGTGAAGCGTTACGATTTGTGAGGACAATAACCTTATCGCTAATTTGGTCGATTGACAAAGTCATAGTTTTCCTAAATGTAAATTACTTGTTGGTCTGCAGCAAGTTCATCTAAATCAATAATTGCTCTTTGTGCTAGATTTTTTCTAGTTGCGTATCTTGAGTTCATGTGGTGAACTCTGTTCATACCACTTTGAACCAGTTCCTTAGCCCGGATCTCACAGAACCAAAGAGCCATGACTACGTCAGTCTTGTTCTTTGTATCTGGTTTCCAAGTAATTAACTGGTTTATAAGAGCCTTGATGTG